GATCTTGAACCAGCTACATATCAGCTCCGAATATCACAACGTCCTAGAAATATTGCTGAAGCCTTTGCTCATAGAAAACTATCTAAGTTTCCTCAACATCTAGTAGCTGCTCAGATGCGAAGGATTGAAGAGAAGACCTATCCTTGTGAGTTTATAGAACTCTACAGGAATGAAGAAGGAAAGCTTAAGGATCGCCCTAGTAATAAGATTCCCATAAGTGAATTTCCTATTACTAAGAGTACTGTAGATAAAGAAGGAGTTCTTCAGGTATTTGAAAGACCACCTAAGGATCCTGAGTTTGGTATGCATTATGGATCTATTGACCCTGTTAGTGAAGGAAAAACAACTACCTCAGATTCTTTATGTTCTATATACATAATGAAAACTGCTATTGAGGTTACCAGAATTAATGATGAGAAAGTAGAAAATTTCATAGAAAGAGACAAAATTGTAGCATGCTGGACTGGTAGGTTTGATAATCTTAATAAGACTCATGAAAGACTCGAGATGATCATTGAGTGGTATAATGCATGGACCATAGTAGAGAATAACATCTCTCTCTTTATCCAATACATGATAGCTAAGCGTAAACAGAAGTATCTAGTCCCTAAGAGCCAGATTATTTTTCTAAAAGATTTAGGTGCTAATGCTAACGTCTTCCAGGAGTATGGTTGGAAGAATACAGGTAGACTATTTAAAGATCACCTTCTTAACTACGGTATAGAGTACTTATCTGAAGAACTCGATACTGTAACTAAAGAGGATGGTACTGTTGTAAAGATTCACTATGGTATAGAGAGAATACCGGATATGATGCTTATGAAAGAAATGCAGGCATATCAAGAAGGAGTCAACGTGGATAGATTAGTATCTTTTTGTGCTCTTATAGCTTTTGCAACCATGCAGCAAGCTAACAGAGGACTTAAGAAGAGATTAGAAGAACCCAACAAAAAATTGCATAAGTCAGAAGAATTTAGTAAATTAGGTTACAACCCCTTTCGTCATATGGGTGGTAATAAAAAGCAAACTGGAATGCGCATACCTAGAAATCCGTACAAAAATTTTAAATAAGTCATGGAGATATTAAATGCTATGGACCTTAAGAAGGGTAAGAAGGCTGAGACTAACCGGATGGGGACTCTCAATCAACCTTTACAGTTCATTCCTAAAAAGGATAAAGATGATGAATGGTGTGCCTGGAATATGGATTGGCTTGAGTGGGAAGGTATTAAGCAGATTCGTAGGAATGCCAGACGTTTGATGAAGAATTATAAGCTGGCTAAAGGCATCATCGATAAGACTGACTATATTGTAGAAGAAGATACTGAATACAAAGATTTAGTTGATGTTCTTACTAAGGAAGATGCTAGCGCTCTAGAACTCAAATTCTATCCTATTATCCCTAATGTAATTAATACTCTAGTTGCTGAGTTTGCAAAACGTAATACCTCAATAACCTTTCGAGCTACTGATGATCGTTCTTATAATGAGATGCTTGAGATGAAAAGATCAGAAGTTGAACAAGCTCTAGTTTCTGATGCTAAACAGAAAATGACAGTGAAACTCCTAGAAGCAGGTATGGACCCTGAATCTGAAGAGTTTCAACAAGAACTAAATCCTGAGAAACTTAAGTCTTTACCTGAAATTGAGCAGTTTTTCACTAAGAGCTATCGCTCTATGGTTGAGCAATGGGCAGAGCATCAGTTAAAGGCTGATACTGAAAGATTTGCTATGGAAGAACTTGAGGAGCGTGGGTTCAGAGATTCTCTTATTACAGATCGAGAGTTTTGGCATTTTAGAATGATGGAGGATGATTATAATATTGAATTATGGAATCCTGTACTAACTTTTTATCGTAAGTCTCCTGATGTGAGGTACATAGCTGATAGCTTTTATGTAGGAAAGTTTGATATGATGACTGTAGCTGATGTGATCGATACTTATGGATGGCTTATGACAGAAGAGCAAATGGCAAGTCTTGAGATCCTGTATCCGGTTAGATCTGCTGGTTATCCTCTTCAGGGCTATCAAAATGATGGATCTTACTATGATGCTACCAAGTCTCATGCCTGGAATACTAATCCTCCTTCTTTACAATATAGACAGTTCACATCTATGTGGGATAATTCTCAAGCTGGTGGTGATATTGTTAATTGGATAATGTCTGAGAATGAAGATTACTTTGATGCAGGCATGACTGATATGCTTAGAGTAACTACATCTTATTGGAAATCTCAACGAAAAGTAGGTCATATTACCAAAATAGATGATTTAGGTAACATCTTTCAGGATGTTATAACAGAAGATTATGTTATTACAGATAAGCCTATTTATGATACAACTCTATTTAAGAATAAGAATAAAGCAAATCTGTTTTTTGGAGAACATATTGATTGGATCTATATTAACCAGGTATATGGTGGATTAAAAATTGGACCACATCGTCCAGGATACTGGGGTAATAATAACTCCGGAGGACCTCAACCTATCTATTTAGGTATCAATCAGAACAAAATAGGCCCTATAAAATTTCAATTTAAAGGAGAAAATTCATTATATGGTTGTAAACTTCCTGTAGAAGGTGCTGTATTCTCTGATCGAAACTCTAGATCTACTTCTCTAGTGGATCTTATGAAACCATTCCAGATCGGTTATAATATGGTTAATAACCAGATCGCTGATATTCTAGTTGATGAGTTAGGTACCGTGATTATGTTTGATCAGAATTCTTTACCTCGTCATTCAATGGGTGAAGATTGGGGAAAGAACAACCTAGGTAAGGCTTTTGTAGCAATGAAGAATTTCCAGATGTTACCGCTTGATACAAGCATCACTAACACTGAAAACCCTATTGCTAATACAGCTTTCCAGAAACTTGACATGGAACAGACCAATAGGCTGATGTCCAGAATTAAGCTAGCTGAATATTTCAAAGGACAAGCTTTTGAAACCATTGGCATTACTCCACAAAGACTAGGAGAAAGAGTAGAACAAGCAACTGCTACAGGTGTTACAATGGCAGTGAATAATTCATATGCTCAAACTGAGATGTATTTTATTCAGCATTCAGACTATCTAATGCCCCGCATACAACAGATGAGAACAGACTTGGCTCAGTACTATCAGTCTAAGAATCCATCTAATCGGTTACAGTACTTGACTACTAACGAAGAAAGAAAGAATTTTGAGATAAATGGTATAGATCTTCTTACACGAGATCTCAATGTTTTTGCTATTACTAAAGCTAATATTCGAAAAATAATAGAAGAACTTAAGCAGCTCGCCCTTAATAATAATACAGCTGGTGCTTCTATATATGATCTAGGATCTATTATCAAATCTGATAATATCTCTGAAATTGATCAGATTATGAAACAATCTGAGAAGAAGGTGGAACAGCAGCGCCAAGAACAACAGCAACATGAGCAACAGCTCAGTGAGAAGCAGATTCAAGCAACTGCTAAAGAAGAAGAAGCTAAACGTATGTTTGAAGCTAGTGAGAATCAGAAGGATCGTGAGAAAGATCTTCTTGCTGCTGAGATTAAAGCTTCCGGATATGGGGCCATGGTTGATCTTAATGCTAATCAACAAAGTGATTTTCTTGATTCTATGGATCGTATTAAGTCTTCAGAAGAATACTCTGAAACTATGGATTTAGAAAGAACTAAAGAAACTAACAGAAATCAGCTAGGACGTGATAAGATGTCTATAGAAAGAGAGAAGATAGCTGCTTCTAGACAGAAGGCTGACATAGCACTAAAGGTTGCCAGAGAGAATCAGTCTAAAGCTGAGCTTCAAGCTGCTGGTAAACTGAAGGAGAAAAAAGCTAAAGAGAAACAATCTAAAAAGAAATAATGGATGAATATTATGATAAATCTATAGAAGATGAGTAACTTTTAGAAATTAATTGATACCTCATAGCCATACTCTTCAGCAAAGTTTCAAAAAGTATAACTTTATAATGTTTATTACCTTAGTTTTGTATATTAACCAACAAACCAACATATAACATGGCAAACGACACAACACAAGTAACAAAAAAAGAGGTAACTCAAGATGAGCTTGCCGAACTTCTAGGTACACCAGGTCCTTCTGGAGATAATATAATGATTCCTGAAGATACTAAACCTAACCTATTTACTCGTAAAAGTGTAGATCTTAATTATCTTAACGATAAGGTTGAACCAACTCCTGCTGAACCTGCTACTCCAGCTGCTTCTGCAGATGGTACTACTCCAGCTGAGCCTGCTGAGCCTGCTGAGCCTATTGATTCTGCTGCTGTTGTAGACGAGCTTACTAAAACAGATTTTGATAAGGAACCAACTGCTGCACCTAGTGCATCTATGGTTGAGACTATTAAAGGTCTTATTAAGAAAGGAAAAATTGTTCCTTTTGATGATGATAAAAAAATTGAGGAGTATACCTCTAAAGACGTAGAAGAACTCATAGAAGCAAATTTTGCTGATAAGGAAAGTAAGATACGTAAGCAAGTACCTATAGAATTCTACGATTCTCTACCTGATGAACTTAAAGTTGCTGCTAAATATGTAGCTGATGGTGGCACTGATATGAAAGGTCTATTTCAGGCTCTCGGTCAGGCTAATGAAGTTTTATCTATGGATGCTACAGATCCTGCTAATCATGAACAAATTGTACGTCAGTTTCTTACTACTACCGGTTTTGGAACTGTTGAGGAAATTGATGAAGAAATTACAGGCCTTAGAGACAGAGATGAATTAGAAAAGAAAGCTGGTCAATTTAAACCTAAACTGGATAAGATGCAAGAAAGCATGCTTAGTCAGAAGTTGGCTGAACAAGAGCAACGTCAAGCTCAGCAAGCAGCTGCAGCTAAAGAATATGTAGGAAATATCTATAAAACCTTAGAGCCTGGTGATATTAATGGTATTAAGGTTGATCGTAAAACTCAAGAATTACTTTACTCGGGTCTTGTTCAGGCTAGATATCCTTCTATTTCTGGAAAGCCTACTAATCTATTAGGACACCTTCTAGAGAAGAAGCAGTATGTAGAGCCAGATCATGCAGCAATAGCTGAAGTTCTTTGGCTTCTAGCTGATCCTGATTCTTATAAGGCAAAACTTATAGAGAAGGGTAAAAATACTCAGGTGGAGAAAACAGTGCGCATGCTTAAGACAGAAGAAGCAAATAGAACTCCTGGATCTACTTTAGTAGAAAAGGATGAGACTAGTCAAAAGCGTGTTCCAAGATCTAATCCTAATTTCTTTAAAAGATAATAACAAACAACAATTAATAATAACAACTCAAAACAACAATTAAATGGCAACTCCAGTTTTAAACAATGGTATATTCCTTCGGGATACTAATTACCAAGCCAGCTCACATGTGGATTCCTACCACCTTGTGAATATGCTGAAAAATGCAGAACCTATGGATATGGGTCCTGTAGACATCTGGGCAATGAGCCAGAAGGTAGAAATGCCTCTGTATCAAATGTCCAGCTTCGGTGGGAAAAACGTTGTAATGGTAGACAACGCAAAAGGTGAGTACAAATGGCAACTACCAATTGCCCAAGATCTTCCTTATATTATAGAAGATATTGAACCAAACAACTTGCAAAAGGGTTTGGATGGTACTTCATTTAAAATCAAAATTAACAAGCGTGAATTTGGTCATGGTGATATTATCACTTATGACAAGTACAACGGTACAGAGATGTACATCACAGCAGATGATATTCTTCCTGCAGGTGATGGATTTATCTATACTGTAACTCTTGTTAATAACGATAGCTTTAAGTTTCTTGACAACAAGTACTTAGCCTGTCAAACCAAGGTGTTCCGTAAAGGTTCTGCTAGAGGTGAGTATGGAGAAAGATTCTCTGATATTCAATCTAAAGCAGGATATCGTGAGTTCTATAACTTCGTAGGAGGTGCAGAAGCTCATGTACACTATTCTGTTTCTTCTCGTGCTGACCTTATGCTTAAGGGTGGTATGAATGCTGATGGAACTGTGCCTGTTACTGAGATTTGG